CCCGTGGTCACCGAATGGGATCTGTTCCCAGTGACCGGGATGTCTCCAGAAGGGACGATCAACACTCTGGCAAGCCTGCGCAATCGGGTGACGTGCCCGCGCGAGTTTCCACTACCCAGCCTGAGCGAGGAGCTGAACCACGAGTTCCCCGCCGGTGCTTCACTTGTGGAGATTCTGGACACGTGTCCCGGTTCTGCCCCATCCCTCATGCTGCTCCATCAGGCCAGCCGCGGTTCAACCCGGCTGTTGATGGCCCTCGGCCACTACGTTCAACGAGTGGTGGCCCGGCCAGAAGTCCAGCAGCAACTAGCAATGTACAGTCAACTAAGCGAGGACCAGTTGTACGACCTGTGGGTGAAGCGTCTGCCGTTAGGCACCCAAAAGATGCACAATCAACACCGAGATCAACCACTCCCCCGGGTCGCCCGCCTCGCCTGTTTTATCAAAGTGGAGCCAGTCGGCCGCAAGGGGCCGCGCAACATCTCGCCAGTACCGAGCGAGTTGGCCAGCAAGCTGGGCCCATTGGTCTACAAGATGGAGAAGTGCCTGAGTCAGCTACCGTGCTTTCTCAAGGGCCTGAACATCTCACAGCGCGATCGAGTGCTGGAGATGTGGCAGGGACTTCCCCTTCTTGAGACCGATTTCTCTTTCTTTGATCGCACCATAGGGGCGCCCACCCGCCTCATGGAGCGAATGTTCGCCACTCTTCTCCTGAACCCTGAGGAGTTGAGATTATTTCACCAATTACAAGATTTGATTGAGACTGCCACGATTGAGCACCGTGGTGGTTTTTGCGTTTTTAACGCTGTTCAGCGTTGGTCAGGAGAGCCGGGTACGTCCATTGGAAATGGACTCTGGCATAATTTTTGCTGTTTCCTGGCCTATTTGTTTGAACATGATGATGTGGATGCCTTCTTCACTGAGGGCCTGCAACGATTGCGTATCGAGGGGGACGATGGCTTGAATGCCTTGTCTTCTGAGAGTGCGTTTCGACGGGCCGCAGAATTATGTGGGTTATCCTTGAAAGTCCAACAGTGCAGGGGCATTGAATTTGCAGCCTTTTTGGGCAGAGTTCACGGCCGAGACATCCAGGGGAGATTCCGATCAATGGCAGATTTGCCACGGACCCTCAGGAAATGGCATTTGTCTGCCGCTCCCCCTCGCACAACTACGGCATTGTCGTTGTTGGCGGCCAAAAGCTTATCGTATATGGCAACTGATTATTTTTCCCCTGGGTTAGGGGCATTGGCTTGGGCGTGTTATCAACGCTCTCGCCATGCACTTGATCTAGAGGTTGCCATGGCTGTTTGGCGTCACAAGCTTCGCTCAGCTTGTATTTCCATTGATGATTTGGCATCGAAAGGCCCACCTGATTTCGATGCTTCCCTCGCCGCCACCTATTCTTATCATTATGGTGTGACGATTTCAGAGCTACGCCGGTTCCACGGGGACTGGATTGAGTATGCTACTGGTGGCGAGATGCCGGCGCAACTGTCTTTAGATGCCAAAGATGGTGCCGTTGATTTGTTGGAGTATTAGATTTATCTCTTAGACGTAGCAAGACAGATCGTGAAAAACGTTTGTCGACCAAATGATGGCCGACATAAATAATATGCTGATCCTCTGCGCTGTTGAGGGGGGGGGAAAAACCCCCTTGACCACGTCTATGCCTCCGACCTTCTGAACTACTGGGGGGGTAATCCCAGTTCCGTCAGTCGTAGTTCCTTTAAGTCCCCGCTGATTTTCTTTTTGTTGAAACTTTCAAATTCGCCTATTTCTCTTTCCTGTGATATGTCTTCCCGTCTTCCACAGTTCAGAAAGGCCACCAAGCCGCGCACCTCTGCTAAGAGGCGCCCTAAACCGAAGCTTGTTAAAACTGTCAATGCTTATACATCGATTGGCAAACGCATTCAGATGCCGAGGCCAAAGTTCACCAGCATCACCCGTGAGGGCGATGCCGCGGTGAGGATAAAGCATCGAGAGTTTATGCGAGATGTGATTGCTCCAAGCACTGTTGCTGATTTTGTGCCCATCAGCACTATTGCCATTAACCCTGGCAATGTGGACATGTTTCCCTGGTTGTCTGCTATGGCTATGAATTATGAGTCATACACCATTGAGAAACTTGAGATTTCTTATAAGTCCACCTGCAACACTAACCTAAATGGTGTGCTTGAGCTTCTCGTCGACTATGATTCTTATGATTCGTTCCCAGTGAACAAGGCTGCGTTTATGAATTCCCATCGCGCTGCCCGTTGCAACGTGTGGGATTCTATCACTTTGCATTGTGATAAAGCCGATCTTCAAAAGATCAAGAAGAGGTATTGTCTTGACGTCCCACCCCCTGATGGGCGGGATGTCCGTTTGTACAACGTTGGCAATCTCTTCGTTGCCCTTTCTGGGGCCGGTGTCAGCTTTGATTTCGGAGAGCTGTACTGTGATTATGAGATCGTGCTTCAAACCCCTAACATGAACACCCCACCAGCTTTTGTGGATATCACCCTCCAAGGTGACTCCGCTCCTGGTTTTCCCTGGCGATCCGTTGCCGGGGTGGCAGCTACCATAACCGGTGCTGCTGGGTTGATCAAACTTGTTCAAGATCAATGGAACCAGCTCACTTTTCAAAAAGTCGGCAAGTATTTGGTCGAGCAGTGGTGGCAAACTGACGCTGCCCACACTCCTAGTGATGCGACATCTACGATAACGTCAGTTGATGGCAATGCTACTATCACGTCGCCGTATGCTCAAGCTAGTTTCTCCCATTCCATATCCAACTCAGCCCTCATCAACAACTCAACTCGGGTTATTGAGGTAAAGAAGGTTCCAGCCGTTGTTGCTGTAGATACCACCCCTTGTGGGTCTGCTGGGTTCAATTTAACTGGAGGAACAGTTGTGTCATCTCGTTGCCATGTGACTGAACTTTGAGACCGAAAATGACATTGTATATAATCACGAAAAATCAAACAACTCAACAAATAAATCAGCTCTAGCCAGCTTTGCG